TTTAAAAGAGTTAATTTACTGTCCTAATTTTCTCTCTAGATTAAAAATGTATTCGTGAATGGCTCAATCCATTCTTTGAACTACGGCATAACTTCGAAATCTTAATAATTTGATTATATAATCATTGTGAATAGGAACGACCCAACGAACAGGGATTCCGATGACTCATTCAACGATCGAACTAATTAGTCAATAAAATAGAAATTAGAAGAACTCAAGGTATTTGCGAAGTCGCAATGTAAAAGTGGTAGTTCCCCCTTGTTAATTATGCTTACATCTTATAGCACGTTAAGATGCATTTGTAGGTTCATGAACGTCTGTTTACTTAAATAATGTCTCAATTAATTTCTGAACTCATTTCATGCTCAAGTTTACTCCCAGATCATGAAGATACTTTGTGGTCTCCTAGGTCTCATGGTGGACCTCAAATTTTAGATAAGGTATCAAAAAAGATATCTAATAAAAAGAAAATGTTGTTTTCTGACATTCAGAAAAAATTTTCTCGTAATCGTGTCCTATGTGATACAAATGTTAAGCAAATTTTTGCTTTTATGATGAATCAGCGACGATGTGTTGCTGTTGAAGACTCCTGGACTTTAGATACACTTATCTCAACTCTAGAAGTTGCTTTTACTGAGTTACCAGACTCATATTACATTACTATTGATTCTAAACCAATTAGACCAAATATCTCTTTAAAAGAATATGGTCTTAAGGAAGGATCAACTATCATGATCAATGAATGCCTGCTTGGCGGTCAAGATTACCTTGACCGCCAGCGTTTTTGTTGTGATAAACGTCAAATTTTAATTCCTACATACTCTCACATTCTTGAATGTGAAATAATGTTAATGAGTGAATACTCGATTCAGAGTGCAGATATACCTGATATAGATGCTAACACTTATAATTTCAATTTAATGTTTCAGCATGTGTCTAAACATGCTGATGGTATCCTGTCTATCTTAGAACAGGATTGGTTATTAGAGCAGTTAGAGAATATTTCTTTAACTATTCGTTATGCTTCAAAGTGTAATTGTTTCGATGATTACCTTTGTTTATTTCAACTTGGATACAGATTATTTACTGGGAAAACTTTCTCAGTTTTAGTCCGTGATAAGATTGAACAACTATTTAAAGCAGAAGTACAAGCTTCTGATATGGGTGATGTTTTGAACACACTCCGTAAAGCTTTCGACTTTACTTCTGAAATACAAGAGACGCCACTCGTTAAAAAGTTGGTTAGTCTTTTTTCATTTGCTCTTACTCAAGGTTTTTTAAAAAGATTTGGTTTAGAATTGTCTGATGAGGATTATTCTAAAATGGAACAAAGAGCTATGTTGAATGCATTTTCTTCTAAGAAAGCATTCTTCTTTTGTGTCTTAGACACAACTCTATACATATGTGAGAAAACATATGAATGGAAACAAACTGGAGATATTTCTTCTTTTATACATTCCAGTAGTGAATACACTATCTGGATGAAAGAAGCTGATAGGATTTTGAATCTAGCTCCATTTGTTGGCAATTTAGAAGCACATAATACTTCTTATTTCACCTATTTATCTGATCTACGAGATGTGATTGAAAAAGGTGAAGCTTATGCAAAATATACTAGAACTACAGCGGGTGTAGATTCTAGAGTAATAAAGAGTAAATTAAATTCTCTTCAATTATTACAAAATACTGAAATTACCCGCCGTGCTGCTCAACAAGAACGCATACAGCCTATGGGTGTGCTTGTTTATGGTTCATCCAGTATAGCCAAATCAGCTTTCACAAAAATTTTATATAATTATTATGGAAGTCTATTTGATTTAGATCGCGACGATCATTATCGCTATGTACGTAATCCTATGGATGAATATTGGAGTAATTTTGATTCTAGCAAGTGGTGTATACAATTAGATGATATAGCTTTTAAAAATCCAGCTAAATCAACTGATATTGATTCAACATTACAGGATTTGCTAAATGTTGTTAATAACGTGCCTTATGTTCCACCACAAGCAGCCCTTGAGGATAAAGGCAGGACACCAGTAATGGCTAAATTAGTCATTGCAACTACAAACTGTGTCTCTTTAAATGCGCAAGAATATTTTTGGTGTCCACTTGCAGTAAGGAGGCGGTTGCCATTTGTGGTAACTGTGAAACCTAAAAAAGAATTCTTACATTCTAATCAAACTTTTATTGATCCATCTAAACTAACGTGTGAGGATGGCAAATTCCCAGATTTCTGGGAAATTTTGGTTTCAACGATTAAACCCACCTTTCAGAGTGGTAGAGAGCATGCTTCTCTTGAAGAAGTCGCTCGTTTTTCTGATATTAATAAATTTTTACAATTTTTTGGTAAGGCATGTTTATTGCATGAACAGAACCAGAAGAAAGCTATGTCTAAGGACAATGATGTGCTTAATGTAGAAATTTGTAAGAAGTGCTTAGCTCCTTTGCCACACAATGAGTGTATTGAACTTCAATTTGGAGATACTCAATTATCACTTATTCACAATGTTTATAATTTAAACATTTTTACACGATTTTTCGTTTGGTTGATAGATTGTGTAATTGAATATAAGAAGATGATGTTTATCATGGATCTTATGGCTCGTTATAGAGTCACTAAATATGTGGCATGTAGTATCATGAATAATATAACCAATCAAGAATTGAGTGTTCAATTCTTTGGACGGTTTGGAGAACGTATGCAGCACCCACAAATAAAGCGTTTGCTTTTTTGTGGAACCTTATTAACTGGTGCTTTAACTATGTTCTATTTTTATAATAAAAATTCTAAAGTTGAAGAGCCTAAACAGGAAGAAAAGTCTGTTGAAGAAGAAGTTGAAATCCAAGGCAACACCTATGGAACAACTGAAGATCAGTTATTAAAGGAGGAACAAAATAATGTTTGGTATAATCCAACCGTAGAATTAACAACATTTGATGTTCCAAAAGCTTCATCAAGTTTAGCAGGAGCTACGCCTGATGAAGTGCGTGATTTGTTTGATAGAAATTGCGTTTTACTTAAAATTAAAGTAAATGGTGAAAATATCACACGTACAATGCGTGGTGTCTTTGTCAAAGGTCATATGTGTTTAACTAATGGTCATGCTTTTAAAGAACATGGTGAACAGTTTACTGTCACTATCTATCAAAAGAGTGCTTTAAGTACTCTATCATCAAATCTTAGTATGCAAATTTCGCGTAAAGATATTTCTTTCAGTAAAAATAATGATGTTTGCATTTTTGAAGTTTCAAGTTTACCACCTTTTAAAGATATTTCCAAATTTTGGAATAATAAGGAAATTTTTCCTTCAAGTGGTATTGAATTAACTCGAGAAATTGATGGCACAATGACTAAGCATAATTTATATGCATTGAAATATATGCCAAATATGCCAGTCCCTGAAATGAATAATCAGTATGATATTTTCTTTGGGGTTTCTTCAGATAAAACTGAAGTGGGACATTGTGGTTCATTATGTATCGCAATTACCCCCCGTGGACCAATAGTTTTTGGTATTCATTTTTTAGGCAAGGATAATTCTATTGGCGTCCTTAAAGTTGATTTACATGAAATTAATGTTTTATTACAAAATCCATGTCTTAATCAACGGCCCATTGTGCAAGGTGGAACAGCTCCAATGTTGGATTGCTCCACCAAACATAATGCTTTAACAGAACCACACTTTAAAAGTTTGTTTCGATATTTAGAAAATGGAACTTTAAATATGTATGGTTCATTTGCAGGTTTTAGACCAAGACCACGCAGCAGTGTATGTGCCACTCCTTTACAAAAGGAATTTTTGGAACATTATAAGACTGAAGTCAATTATGGTAAACCTTGCATGAGCGGTTGGGCACCTTGGCGGAAAAATATTGTCGAGATGGTTAAACCCAATGTCAATTATGATAAAACAATTCTTAGTGAGTGTGTGACAGCATTTACTGAGGATATTTTGGCTGGATTGCCCAATGAATGGGAAAAAGAATTAGTTGTTTTATCTAATAAGGCAGCCGTTAATGGTCTGCCTGGTGTGATGTATATTGATAAAATTGCATCTAATACATCTATGGGATTCCCATGGTGTTGCACCAAAAAAGCATTTCTCCACGATGATAGATGTGAAACATATCCTAATGGTATTGATTTTACACCAGAAGTGTGGGAACGTGTAGAGAAAATTGAAAATCTCTACAATGAAGGATTTAGAGCTTTTCCAGTTTTTACTGGACATCTCAAAGATGAAGCTACGCCCTTAAAGAAATGTGAAATTAAGAAAACACGAATGTTCACAGGAGCTCCAATTGATTGGAGTTTAGTAGTGCGCAAACGTTTATTATCTTTTGTGCGATTATTACAAAAAAATAAATTTGTTTTCGAAGCTGGCCCTGGAACAGTTGCTCAATCTGCTGAGTGGGGTCTTATTCGTGATTATTTAACTACTTTTGGTTCTGACCGAATTGTAGCTGGTGATTACGGAAAATTTGATAAACGAATGCTTGCCGATTTTATTTTAGCAGCATTCGATATTATCATGCGTGTACATAAAGCTGCTGGCTTTTCTGATGAAGAATGCCGAATAATTATGTGCATTGGTGAAGATACAGCTTTTCCATTAACAAATGTTAACGGAGATTTAGTAGAGTTTTTTGGAACTAATCCCTCGGGACATCCTTTAACAGTTGTTATCAATTCTTTGGTCAATTCCTTGTACATGCGATATTGCTATCGTAAATTAAATCCTCTTAATGAGGTAAAGACTTTCAAACAAAATGTTCATCTTTTTACTTATGGTGATGATAACATTATGGGAGTTAGTGAATTATCTCCATGGTTTAATCATACTGCAATCCAAGCACAACTAGCTGAAATTGGAGTAGAATATACTATGGCAGATAAAGAATCTGAAAGTGTACCTTTTGTGCACTTAGATGATGTTTCATTTCTTAAAAGGAAATGGAAATGGAATCCTGATGTAAATAATTGGGTTTGTCCATTGGAAGAAGAATCCATTATTAAATCTTTAACTATGTGGGTTCCTTCTAAAACCATTGACTGCTATCATCAGATGACTGCAGTTATCTCAAGTGCTAATTCAGAATATTTCTTTCATGGTAGAGAAAAGTTTGAAGAAAAGCGCAAATTTTTCGTAGAGCTTCTTAATAAAGAACCCTACATTTTTTACGTGAATGAATCAACGTTACCAACTTATGATCAGCTGGTTGAAAGATTCAATAAAGCCTCAGAGGCTTTGCAGAAGTAAAATTCTGCAACTATGTGTGTATTAAGCCATTCACACATTTTTATAAACGG